GCTTTCCTAAAGGAGTGGCCGGCGGGCTGTTTGATTTATCGGCCCATGATGTTACAACAAGACAGGCAGAAGGTGATGGTGTTGCCTTTGGTCTTGGTGTTGTCGTTGGAACAAATAAAGGCACTGACGTAAAACTTCCGGCAACAGGTGCAACATCTGATGATTTTGAGGGTGTTGTAGTACACAATTCTGTTATGGTGGAAAAGGATATGGATAACAATGTTTCCATCAACAGCAAGCGTACAGTAGGCTGCCTTCATTTTGGAAGAATTTGGGTGCAGACTGGAGCAGCAGCTAAACCTGCATACAAGGAGAAGGTTTACTTAATTACGGATGGTGATGAGGCAGGAAAGTTCACAACATCTGCAGATACAGCAACCAAGGTGGAAGTAAATGCTATTTTCCTTGGAGAAACTGATAATGGCATTGCAAACGCAGAGTTCAGACCGGGTGCGGTTGTGAAAGCTGCGGAGAAATAAGAAGGAGGTATTCACGAATGAAAGATTTTAACATGGATGATTACAGTGCATTAAAGGGCTCTACCCTTGTTAAGGGGCTTGCGGGAAGTGAGCAGCTTCGTTTTGATAGTGTTGAATCTGCAACTGTATTCTTTGCCAGAGAACTTGACCAGGTAAAGACAAAGACTTATGACAAGCAGTATCCGGAGCTCTCTGCATTGTCTTACTTCCCTATCACTTCTGAGGTTAATGAGGGAGCAGAAACCACAACATATTACAGCTATGATATTACCGGTATGGCGGCAATCATTAACAATTATGCCACAGACCTTCCTAGAGTTGATGTACAGGGCGAATCTCACACTGCTTCTATTAAGTCTGTCGGTGACAGCTATGGTTACAATGTGCAGGAAATGAGAGCTTCCAGAATGGCAGGAAAGTCTCTTGATGCCAGAAAAGGTGCAGCTGCAAGAAGAGCGTCAGATTATATGGTTAATAAGATTGCTTTTGCAGGCGATAAGAAACATAACCTCGTCGGCATTTTCTCTGATGGTACCGACATTCCTCTGTACACTTTGTCCGAGGTTGAAGTTGATGGAAAGAAGTACACAGACTGGGCACATAAGACTGCTGATCAGATTCTTGATGATATCAATGGCATGCAGAAATTTGTTGACAAGATTACAATGTCTATCGAAAAGCCTGATACATTAGCTCTTCCATCGTACATTTACATGGATCTTTCAACAAGGAGAATTCCAGATACGGAGACTACTGTACTCAGCTTTATCAAAGAACATGCACCATACTTAAAGAACTTCGAGAGCATGGCAGAGTTACAGGATTCCGCTACTGATATCAATCCTACAGGAAAGAATGTTGCATTTATGTACACGAAGGATCCGGAAAAGTTCAGTTTGGAAATTCCGCTTCCGTTCTACCAGTACCCATTGCAGGTCCAGAAACTCGAGACAGAGATTCCTTGCGAAACAAGAACTGCTGGACTTATCATTTATTATCCGTTATCAATGCTTCTTGCATACGGAATTTAAGGAGGAAATGACATTATGAAGATTATCAATAAGTCGAGAAAGATTATCGGAATCAACGGAGAGCCACTCCTTCCTGGAGCGGATTTAGAGTTACCGGAGGGAATGGAAACCCATCCGGTAATTTCTTACTATCTGCAGAAAGGAATTGTGGTTGATTCCCAGAATGTCTTTGCGGAGGAGAAAACAGGTATTAGTGACCTTGAAAAAGCTCGTATCGAAGAGGAAGCTATTGCAAAGTATAAGGCAGAGCAGGAAAAAGCAGCAAAGACCAAGGAAGCTGAGATTAAAGCTGTAAAGACCATGAAGAAAGATGACCTTCTTACAAAAGCTGTAGGGATGGGACTTGAGGTAACGGACGATGATACCGTTGATACTCTAAAGGAGAAAATTGTAGCCGAACTCAGCAAGTAGGAGGTGACCATTATGGATGCCTTTGAAATTATAAGAAAGACCATGGGCGAGTTTGCAGATGTACCAGATGATACAGTACAGGCTTTCATATCTCTCGCAGAGCCACTTATCAGCAAAAAGAGGTTCAGAAAGTTGTATCCGCAGGCTTTGGCATATTTATCGGCACATAAAATGAAAATATCTGGTTTAGGAAAGACAATCGGCATAGGAACGATAGGGGACACTATTGGATTATCTTCTGTTTCGGAAGGTGAGACATCGGTGTCCTTTTCCAATAATCAGGCAGGAAACACTGCGACGGATTCAGAATTTGGATTAACAGTATACGGCATGCAGTATCTCAATTTGAGAAAGCGTTGCATTGTTACTATTGTGTCGGCGGGTGTTGATTATGGCGGTTAAAGTCAGAGAGAAAGTTACTGCTGATGGCAAGAAGTTTCAGAAGATGTTAGAGGACCTTGACAAACTGGAGGTACGAATAGGCATACAGCAGGGAACTGGTAGCGACAATGGTGTGGATTTGGTTGATATCGCAATGTTCAATGAACTTGGAACTGTCCATATTCCATCGAGACCGTTCCTGCGAGATAGTGTTGACGCACACTCGGCTGAAATCAATGCTTTTTTGCAGTCAATGAGAACACAACTGGTAAAAGGTGGCTCTGCAGAAGATGTACTAAAGAAAATAGGAGTGTTTCAGAAAGGCTTGATACAGAAAGAGATTGTTAATGGCGATTTTGTTCCGAATTCTCCGGAAACGATTAAAAGAAAAGGTTCTGATAAGCCATTGATTGATACAGGCCGCATGAGGCAGTCAATTAACTATGTAATACAGGAGAAAGGAGGGGCTGACTAATGCCATTCTTTGGAAACACATACACATTGAGAAGATATGGGGAAGATCAGATTATAGATGGGTATCCGACTGCCGGATATGAAGACATTCAAGTTGTTCTTGATGTGCAAACTATGTCGGATGATGAAGTGATAGAAGCTGGCGGAAGCAGAGATGAACAGATGTTGAAAACATTTGGTAATTTTTCAATCAGAACATCGAAACAGGAAGAATGTGTTAGATCAGACCAGCTCCTGTATGATGGACGATGGTTCGAATGCATGTCCTCTCGGTTGAGCCAGAACACAATTTTGAAGCATTGGACATCGACATTCAAGCTGATACCTGTCAGCGAGAACAAAGAGCCAAGCAATTCTGAAATGGAGGAAACAGAATGACATTTTCAGAGGTTAAAAAGTTTATTTACGAACTTGTTAAACGATATCATCCGGGGGCAATGGTGGTGTGGACAAAAACCAAAGGAGTTACACCTAAACCACCATATATAACACTTGGATATAGTAATTTGAATAGGTCAGCATTTCCTTTGTCGGATGATGAAAGAGAACATAGATATTACAATTATGATTTTACTTTTGAAATCAATTTGTACACTGTGGGAAGAGAAGTTAAAGCTGGAAACAGCAGCTACTATGAAAATACTGCAGTTGAGGACTTAGAAGAGTTTATCAGATTTCTTGATTCGGACGGAATAACAGAAGAGCTGGCAAAAAAAGATGTAACTATTGTTATGAATCCACCAATACGGGATTTGTCAGAGCTGATTGGAGACACGAAATTTAATTATCGTTCAATGTGCGAATTTACGGTATCGTATGTCGGATTAGCAGATGGAAAATATGGAGTTTTGGAAAGCAAAGCAGTTCCAAATCCGAGTGGTGGAGGAAAGAAAGAATTTGCAGAGGTAGAAACCTATGCAATAGAAGAAATAAAAATACAGGAGGAAACAGACAATGGCGATTAGAAATAATCTTAATGATATTGTCAAGGTGGATATTGCAATTTCTACTCCAGGTTCAAGCGATGAGAGCTTTAGCAATGTGCTCCTTGTTGTCGAAGGCCCGGAAACAGGAAAGAAATCTACAGATAATATCGGAACAAAGGTCGTTAGTATTTCACAGGCATCTGAGCTTGTGGATTATGGATTTTCAACAGAATCACAGGCATACATTATGGCGAGTGTGGCATTTTCTCAGTCACCGGCACCGAGCCTTATCTATGTTGTTGCAAGGCAGGTTACAAGCGAGGAAACAGACCCTGTTACTTATGAAAAAATCAGCGTAACACTTGATAGAGCCAAAGAAGCTGGCGGGTGGTATGGAATTGCCTTATCAAAGACATTTCTCACAAAGACCGACATTGAAGAAGCTATCAAATGGACAGAATCCAATGACAAACTCTTTGGATTTACATTTATTGGAGAAACATTACCGGTCAGCACAACAAACTTCTTCCGCAGCTTTGCTGTTTATGGCGGTGGAGTTCCAGATGTTGAGAGCAATCCAGATGAAAATTATTACATTTCTTTGGCAATGATGGCTAAGTGCTTTGGATATGATCCTGGAAGCGAAACATGGGGGTTAAAACCACTGGCGGCTGTATATCCGTGTAAGTTATCCACTGCTATGAAAAAATATTGCGATGAAAACTGCATTACATATTTTACAACTTATGCTAAAAAGAACGTCACAAGCTCGATGGGCGGCAAGGTGCTTGCAAACGAATGGATTGACACAATTCGATTCAGAGATTGGTTAAAGAATGACATGCAGGAAAGAGTATTTAATCTTCTTGTGTTGAACACGAAAGTACCTTTTAGTGATGAAGGTATTACTGCGGTTGAAGGCAAGATGGAGGAATCGTTAAAAGTGGGGCAGAAAGTCGGAGGAATTGCGCCTACAGAGTATGACGATGATGATAATGAAATTCCTGGATACACAATAACTGTGCCTTCATCCTCAAGTATGAGTGATTCAGAAAAGGCATCCAGACAGTTGACAGGCTGCAAGTTTACCGCCAAGTTAGCAGGAGCAATCCAGGTAGTAAATATCAGTGGCAACCTTGTGTACGCATAGAAGGAGGTGAAGGTTAATGCCAAGAGTAACAACTTATAATCCGAAAAAGATAACGCTTGCACTCGGAAACCATATTGCAAGTGGTTTTGCTGATGACAGCTTTATTGTTATTGAGCCTGCTGGCGATGGAAACAGCTATGTGGCAGGAGCAGATGGTGAAGTCTGCGTGAGTGTGGATCCGTCATCCATCTATACTGTAAAGGTATCTGTTCTTCAGAACTCTAAAACAAATGCATATTGCAAGAAGATGTATGAGAAGATGAAGAAAAATGGTAAGGGATTTTTCCCTGTTACAGTGAAGGATCTTGTTGGCAATGAGAAATTCAGCGCATCTACAGGATGGATTACTAAGCCCGCAAGCAAAACTTACGGAAAAGCACAGAACAATCGCGAGTGGGAGATTGTAGTAGCTGATGGTGCAGAAAATTAGGAGGTGTAATATGGCAAGATTGAAACAGCTTGAACCAAAGAAAGAAACTATCGGAGGTCTGAATTTCTATATCAGACCTTTCCCGGCTATGATTGCCGCAAATTTAACGGGAGATTTAGCTTCGTTGCTTACTCCTGTCCTTGCGGCACTTATGCCACTTGTTGGAAATGGTGGTAATGAGGATGAGGGCAACGGAGAAGATGGCGGTCTGCTGGATGTTGATGTAAATGATGCCGCAGCTTCTATTTCAAAGAGCATGGAAGGGTTTTCTGGGAAGAAAGTGGAATCCATGATGAAGAAATTGCTTATTGCATATAAGAATGTCACAGTTGAGCTTCCTGTTGAGGATGAAGATGGTGTAGAAACCGGAGAATATGAGCAGGAAATCCTTGATATGGATATTGTAAATGAGATTTTTTGCGGGGATGTACAGGATATGTTCATTCTCGCTTTTTACGTTATTCGTTTGAATTTTAATGGTTTTTTCAAGAGACTCGCCGGCCCATCTGGGAAAGCAGGCGAGGCTTTAGTGAAGAAGATAAGGACGATATTGTAAAATACGGAAAACTTGACACCTCACAATTTTCCGAACTGGAGTTAAGAATGTACATACTGATTAAAGCAAAAATAGCTTCAATGTTTGAATTAAAGGAGTATTACACCTTAGATGAGGCATTGAAGCTATATGCTTTATATCGTATGGATATGGATATTCAGAATGGAAAGGCGGAGGAAATGAGAGAAAGGAGGGAATAACATTGACGATAAGAGATATTGCGGTTGCATTTGGCATTGAAGTTGATCAGAAAAGCGTTAGTGCTGCGGAGAGTGCCATTAAGGGAGTAAAAAATATGGCCTCAAAGCTTTTAGGCGCTATCGGCATAGGCTTTTCAATTGCCGGTATTGCAAATTTAGCAGAAGCGGCGGCAGATGCAGAGGCATTAAAGTCACAGTTTTCTCAGGTGTTCGGAGATTTGGAACAGGATGCCTCGGATAAATTGGATAAGATTGCTGATGAAACAGGAGTAACCGTAAATAGAATGAAAGGTAGTTTTACCCAGATTGCCGCATTTGCAAAGACAACCGGAATGGAACAGGCTGACGCATTAGATATCGCAGACCGATCCATGAAAGCTGTTGCGGATTCTGCCGCATTCTATGATAGAAGCATAGAGGATGTAACCAATTCCCTCCAGTCTTTCTTGAAAGGTAATTTTGAAAACGACGCTGCTCTCGGTCTTTCATGTACTGAGACAACGAGAAATACAGCTGCAAATGCATTGTATGGGAAGTCATTTAAAGATTTATCAGAAGCGGAAAAACAGCTGACACTTTTACAGATGGTAGAGGATGCAAACAAAGCCTCTGGTGCAATAGGACAGGCGGCAAGAGAATCTGATACTTGGACCAATCAGCTTGGCAATTTGAAACAGAATGTGCAGGATTTGAAAGCGGCTGCTGGAAATGCGTTCTTAAAGCCGGCAGTAATGGTGTTAAAACTGCTAAATTCCCTAGTATCAAAGGCAACTGTGGGGATGAAAAAGCTGACATCAGAGACAGGAATCCTAACCAAAGCATTCAATGGTATGCATGCTTTAGTAAAAAGATTGAAGCCAGCTATTGATCGAATGATGCAGACCTTGCAGATAGGGGCTAAAAAAGGCATGGGAATGGTGAAAAATGTTATAGATAAACTTGGTGGAGTTGATAACGCTCTGAAGCTCTTGGCTATTATTGCCGGAGCTTTTTTTATTGTAATGAATTGGAGCAAAATCATATCTGGAGCAAAGGCATTTATTACATTACTTACAAAAATGAAAGGCTTATTCAGCTTGGCGAATTTGAAGACTTTGGCTATTGTGGCGGCGGTAGTGCTGTTGGCACTGATTGTTGAAGATTTTATAAATTTCCTTATGGGAAATGATTCTGTTATTGGAACAATATTTGACAAGGCAGGTATTGGTGCAGATAATGCCAGGGAAGCTATTTTCAAAGCATGGCAGAAAGTTAAAGAATTTCTGCTTAATGTATGGGATTTCCTCAAGCAAGCTGCCGGAATGTGGGTTGATACTGTTAAAGGGTTCTTCGAGAGGCATGGAGAAAGTATAAAGGCTAACTTCATGAGAGTTTGGGGAATCATAAAAACATTCCTGAGTGGGGTATGGACATTTATCTCCCAGCTGGCGGCAACGATATTTGGAGGAACGGAAGATAGCATAGATGGTTCTACAACAAGTACGAAGGACAAACTTTTAGCTGTATGGCAAGCTATTCTCGATGCTTTGTCAGCGGTTTGGGATGCTTTATATGAAGCTGGGAGTGCTGTATTCAATGCTATTGCGACTGTAATAGAAACTGTATTTGGATGGATCCAGACATTTTGGAATGCGTGGGGTTCTACGATACTTGCATGGTTTAAAGGACTGTGGGACAACTGCGGACAGTTTATAAATGGATTCCTCGAAGTAATAAAAGGACTTGCGAATTTTATAAGCTCTGTATTCACAGGAAACTGGTCTGGAGCATGGGAGGCTATCAAACAGATATTCTCTGGAATATGGGATATGATTGTAGCTTTCTTACAGCAGGCATGGAACACAATATCAACAGTTCTGACTATTGGATTAGGTGCTTTGCAGGCACTTTGGAACGCAATTTGGGGTGCAATAAGTGCATTTTTCTCTGGAATATGGAATGGAATAGTTTCTTTCTTGACAGGAATATGGAATACAATAACAAGCACTATTTCAAATGCAATCAATTCTGCTTATAACACGATAGTTTCAGTGTTGCAGTCCATATACAACTTTTTCAGTAGTATTTTTTCAAACATAGCTAATTCCGTAAGTTCCACATTCAATAATATAGTGAGTGGAATTAAAGGTGCCGTGGGGAATATCAAATCTGCTATTGTTGAGGGATTCAATGCGGCAATCAGCTTTATAACAAGCCTTCCGTCGAAGGCGGTCCAATGGGGTGCTGATTTCATCGGGGGCTTAAAAAACGGAATTATGTCTGGTGTGCAGGGGATTGTAAATGCTGTAAAAGGTATTGGAGATAAGATCAAATCATTTCTGCATTTCTCAGTTCCGGATGAAGGACCATTAACTGATTATGAAAGTTGGATGCCTGATTTTATGGGCGGACTGGCCGAAGGTATCAGTTCAAATGAAGACACTGTTCTTGACAAAGTTAAAGGGCTCGCAGGCGGCATATCAACCATTATGAAAGGAGCTACAGCTTCAGCTGCAACAGCAACTGGAAGTGCAGTAAATAACACAAGTAATACGACAAATGTGACACAGAACAATACCTTCAATAATTCTTACTCTGGCAGTGATGTACAGGCACAACAGAATGTATCGAAGGGCATGAAACAGTCGGCACAGGATGCCACAAGCTATATGGCTAAAGGGCTGGCATATGCAAGGTAGGTGAAAAGGAATGGCAAGAAATCTAAAACCGGTTAGCATTGCCGGAATAGAAGGGGATGCTCTAATCAGCGAAGATATTAGTTATTCTGCTGACATTCCCGAGTATCCTGTTGAGAATGGGTACAATGTATCAGACACAATTATATTAAAACCTATTCAGTTAAGCATCACGTTATATATAAGTGATAGCCCAGCTACATGGCGGAATCGCAAAGGACATAGCCCATCGGCGGGCAGAACCAAGAAGATATGTGAAAAGTTTGAGAAATTGTATTTTCAGAGAAAATTGGTAAAGGTTGTCACTACAGACAAGATATATACCAATATGGGAATTACATCAATGTCAATTTCTCATAGTTCGGAAATTGGGTACGCACGACAGATACAGTTTTCATTAAAGAAAGTGTATGTAACCAAAAGAAAAACGGTTTACATACCTAAATATATTTTGCAGAGTGGAGAATCAAAGAAGAGTGCAGGAACAGCGACAACATCATCCAGCAGTTCAAATTCTTCAAGTTCTTCGTCGAGCAAATCTGGAAGCTCTGGAGGATCAGGAAACAAATCCGGTAGCGGAAAGAAAGGTTCAATACTTTATAACATTGGAAAGAAAACCGGTTTCTTATAGGAGGTGGATAGATGCTTTATATTACAGTTCCGGATATGAACGATAGTGTATCGTCGGTGACGATTGCTGAAAAAGAGTATCTTATCCGCTTTACATACAATGGAACAGGAGATTTTTGGAGCTTTGGATTATCAGACACAGACGAAAATCCTATTATTTCTCCGACCAAGATTGTGCCTAATTTCCCACTGACACATTTTATGAATTTCACATCATTGCCAGATGGAATATTTGGTGCAATTAGTGAAGAAACAAGACTTACAAGGGAATCTTTCAATAATGGAACAGCAGAATTTGTTTTTATACCTTGGGATGAATGGGAGGATTAAAATGGCACAGGAGAATTTTATCAGAAGATATCTTATGAAGGCTGGAAAAATGGGGCACAACGGATTTCAAATCGGTCAAACTTCAACGGAGAATCCGCATGCATTGCATATAAGTTTTAGTGTTGAAAAATCAACATCAGAAACTGCCAATACAGCCAAAGTGCAAATATGGAATTTATCCCCTGCCAATCTCAACATCCTCGACACGAAAGATTGTGCAATTGAATTACAGGCGGGATATGCCAATCACATTGCATTGATTCTAGCAGGAAATGTAGTTACATCGTCAACTGAAATGGATGGGGCAGACAGAATGACGGAAATAGAAGTTGTTGACGGAAGGGTTGCTTTGAGAGATACATATATATCCATTTCTCGCTCTGGAAAAGTTAACAGCAAGGAGGTATTTGACCAAATTGCAGGAGAAATGGGTGTGTCGGTTGTGTATTCAAAAGGTTGCAAATTCAAAACTTTACCGCATGGATTTAGCTATGTAGGAGCAGCTAAAACAGCTTTGAAAAAGCTGTGTAAGACATGTGGTCTTAAATGGTCTATTCAGAATTCGGTTTTACAGATAAGGAAACCAAATGAGGCTATAACAACTAGAGCGTATCTTTTAAGTCCCGATACGGGACTTTTAGAGGTACCTAAGCGAATAACTATATCCTCTGAAAGCGACGATTCGAGCAACGGAAAAAGCAATAGTCAGATAGGCTATGAAGTGAAATATTTTTTGAATGGAGCGATTGGAGTGAATGATTATATAAGATTGGAAAGCGACAAAGTGCGTGGATATTTTAGAGTTTACAAGCTGACGATTGACGGAGACAATCTGGAAGGCGATTGGATATGCACAGCACAGCTTTTGGAGGTGAAATAATGTTACAAGAATTTGTAGAACAGGTCGAAAAGGCTGCAAGGTCGGTAATGGAAGAAATGCATACTGCGATTCCTGGGAAAATAACGGCATTTAATGTAGGAACAGGATTTGCAACTGTAAAACCTTATGGAACATACACTACTGATTCTGGAAGAAAAATGGCATACCCAACAGTAACGGAAGTACCGGTCATTATTCCTCAAAGTCAGGTGAATGACATTTATATTGCCTTTCCAATAACAGTTGGTATGGATTGCTTGCTAATCATTTCAGAACAGGAATTGGATGCATGGATAGGTGGCGGCGAATCAGAAAACGATATTCGGTTTGACTTGACAAGTGCCATAGCAATCCCCGGATTGTCCAATAAGGGCAACGCTGCTTTGAGGGAGGCTTGCAGTAAAAAGAGTTTGATATTGCAGAATGGTGCGACAAAGGTGTCGGTGAATAAAGACAATGTGGAAATCGCAGGAAATTTAATTGTGAGTGGCGATGTAAAAGCTGGAAATATATCTCTGAAAAATCATACACATGCAGGTGTGCACGGAGACACATCAAAGGCAAAATAAAGAAGGAGGCGAGGAAGTGGATATATTGCTTGACAGTAATGGTGACTTGGCATTCAAGGGAACAGACATTGTCCTTGCCAATTCTGTTCGCCAAAAGATAAAAATTCGGTTAAAGTGGTTTTTTCAAGAATGGAGATGGGATGATGAAGCTGGTGTTCCGTATTTTGAATATCTTTTTGTGAAAAATCCAGATATAGACCAGATTAAAGAATTGATAGAAGAACAAATTTTCAATGTAGACGAAATTACGGAAGTTAATGATGTATCTATAGAAATTGATAGCTTGAAAAGGTCGGCAGTAATCCGATACGAAGCTGTTACAGATGAAAAAACATATAAGGAAGAGGTGAAGATTGGTGGCTGAATATGGAATTACAGATAAAGGATTTGAGATTAAAAGATTGGATGAAATATTAGAGGAACTTCATTCAGAACTTTCTGGAAAATTTGGATTTAACACCAGATTGGATCCTCAATCGTTTCTGAATGTACTAATAACAACATACGGCGGACAAATTTCCGAGCTTTGGGAAGTGGCACAGGCCAGTTATTATGCAAAATATCCGTCTACAGCTGAAGGAGTAAGTCTGGATAATGCTGTTCAATATGGCGGAATCCGACGAAGTCCTAATAAATATAGTTATTATACACTGCATTGTACTGGTGATGATGGAACAACTGTGAGACAAGGTGCTACAGTTGCGACAAACACAGCACCGCAAGCTAAGCTTTCGGCTGTATCTGAATTCGTTATAACAAGAGAAAATTTCAATCGGGTGTCAATAAGAGTTGCTGCTCCTGTAACGGGAGCTATTTATTCCGTATCAATAAATGGTGTTCAGTATAGTTTTACGAGCAGTTCTGATGATGAATTGTCTATTATTGAGGGGCTGAGTAAGGTTGTTAAGCCAGATGGATATAAAGTGTCGGTGAATGAAAGCAGTATTACGCTTGATATAATTTGCGAATCATCTTCAAGGAGTGGCATCCTGGTTCTGTCAGACAATTTAACAACATCAAGTGTCACTACTCTTGCTGATTTTGCCACAGTAGAGTATGGAAAACTCATATTCCCGAATGGAACAATCACTGTTATGATTACCAATATCAGTGGATTTAATGCTGTTGAGAATCTAATCGAATCAACTTATGGAAGATTACAGGAAACAGATGTGGAACTTAGACATTCATATCTTGCAAAATCGGCTATTCGGTCCACAAGAATGATAGACAGTATTTGCTCGCAACTGATAAATAATGTTCCGAATGTCGAGAGTGCCACAGGATATGAAAATGATACGGATGATACGGATAAAGAAGGAAGACCACCACACAGTGTTGAAATAATTGTGGACGGAGGAGATGAAACAAGCATTGCAAGTATTATTTTAGATAAAAAAGCTGCTGGAATTCAAACCTTCGGTTCTATTACTGTTAATGTGGCAACAGAGTATGGAGATTCTATCCCTGTAAGTTTCAATAGACCAGAATATATCTATGTATGGATGAAGGTTACTTTGGATGCTGATAAGTCATATTTACCTACTAATTACGCAAATCTGACAATAGAATCAATTGTAGAAGATGCCTCAAAGTTGCAGGCTGGCGACAATATGTTGTCCCAGACTTTTAATGATGGAATTTATTCTGCAGTCGGTGGTGTAACCTATGTTGACATCAAATGTGCAGCAACAAAGGATAGTGAGCATATACCAACCAGTGAAGAGTACACGAAAGTAAATGTAAGTGTGGAAAGCAGACAGAAAATAGTCATTGCCGACACAAGAATTGAGGTGGTATATAGTGGGCATTCTTGATAAATGGTTAGACGATTTACCACAGCAGTTTCAAGGAAAGAAGCACATAGAAGACCTTATTTCGGTATTTGCAAAACAAATGGAAGATTTACATAGGGTGTTCAAACAACTTGACGCAGAGACAGATTTAGAGAGTGCTGTTGGTGCGAATTTGGATATGGTAGGAGATATTGTAACTCTTACACGAAAAGAAGCAGGTGTTTTAGCTGGCATAGATGTTGAAGATCCGGTTATCAGCGATGAACGATACCGGCAGTTCTTAAAGTATCAAATGCTGGTCAATACAAACGAATGTACTTATCGTGATCTTATGGATGGATTGGCACTTCTGTGGGATGTATCTCCAATTTATTACAGAGAGGATCCGGCTCTGCCTGCGGTGATTATACTTACGATGCCATTCCTTACACCGGGAGGCAAAGTTGTTACATTGGGCGAGGTTCCAATGGTAAAGCCTGCGGGTGTCAGAATTGAATTTGAGTATTATATCAAGGCTATCGTTGAGATAGCCTTTAATTTTTGGATTTCTTCGTATGATGTCCCGAGGTGCAATACCATTGTTTGTGGTACGCATCCGAGGAGAGCAACACTCGGTACTATTATCGAAATCCGTTGCGAACAGGATACAAATGCCTTGATAGCCGCTTTTGATGCAAGCAAAACGGGAACTATCCGAATAGGAGGAACTGCTTATAATGCTACACTTGGAAAAACATTTGCAGAAGATGTTGAGATAGAAATAGATAGTAATTTGCACATAGTAGATTTCTTGCAATCCGGACAAAGTGTGGCAGGATTAAAGCCCAATAGGGCGACGCAAGGAATGGTAATACCTAAAGAAATACTTGTGGAAAGGAATGCTTATCTACAGAAATATACTATGCCGGCTTCCGGTCTTCAGACTTCTGGAGGAGGAACGCTGGCAAATTCTTTATCAGTGGGTGTTAATAGCAAAATTGAGGCAGATGATATGGTACTACTCGGCACACCTACGGAGTTATATGCTTCTCCGGAACATAAAGCCGGGAAAGCATATAAGACGCTTGCTGTTTCATCATCAGAAACAGAGGCAGATGTAAATGTATTCATTGCTTCGGCTACCATCAGACGATGTGGAACCAGAAGCTGTGGAAATAAAGAATAGGAGGTAGCAAGATGGGATTCTGGGAAAAAGATTTTCTAAACAGAAGACGGCAGGAATGGATGGAGTCTATTCATAAATTCCAGTACCAAGTAAATGGAAATTGGTATGATGCCAAAATCAATAGTAAGAAAATCACAGGCAACAAGATTGTTTTTATTGTAAGTTTGCTCACCACTCCCAAGACAGCCCACACAATTACCGGAATTCGCCTTTGGGACATTACCGGTCGCATTTGTGGAGGACTGGAAGTTGCCGTTAAAAGGACGGCAAATCAGGGTGTGTTAGCTAAATTTGAATTCCCAATTTACGAGAAAGGAGATGAATAGGGATGAGTGTATTACCAGAATATTTGGAAGGCAACAGAACTGGCTCATACACACCAGAACAGTGGCTTGATGAAGTAAAGGACAAAAATTCGGACGAAATTATCCAGGAGGGAACTCCAATGGATGCCGAACACTTCAATCACATGGAGCAGGGCATTCATAACAACTCACTTATGTTGGCTCTTTTGTTAGAGAATGTAAAGCATACTCAGCAAAGCGTAGAGTCTGTTGATGGTGAGGAACTTGAAGTTACATTGACCAACACAAAGGATTTCTATTTTAATAATTCTGTTAAGACTGTGGCGCTTGCAAATATGCGTAGCACATTGGATTACAGGGTTATCACAGAAGTACAAGGCAATCCTGTAAATGTTGGTGATGTGGTTGTCTATGATAAGCAGGTGAATGGTTTTAAGATTGCTTTTACAGGCAGTGCTAAAAGTGTGACTGTTCGTTGCTTTGTACAGGGAGGAGGTACGGTGTAGTGGCAAATATCATTATTCATAGTGACGAAAGAAAAGCTGAAACAAACAGAACCCTTCGTGATTATGGTATCAATCCGGAACATGCAACCAAAGCACAAAGAGATATGGCAGATTGCGTAGCCCAGAAGACAGGCGAAGCCTGCAGAGAATTAAGGAGGTATGACAGATGAAAGTCGTAGAGGTAAATGTTGGAAAGAAAATTGAGTACAGTGTATCGAAAAATAAGATTACATTTGCTGATGAATTGATGCTCAATTGCGAAAAGTTGGAGAGAGATAATGATGAATGTGTTGACATTTGCATTGCAAAGAATGGGATGATTACTTCTGGCCAGCTTGGTGAAAAGTATGCAGCACAAATTGAGATTCCGGCAAGGCAGTATGTTGAAAAGGAAGTTCCTAATCCAGATTATGATCCTGAGGTAGAAAACAGCAGCGAAACAATTATGGAAAGAACCCCTGTTCCGTTCAATATGGCAAATGTTACGCTCAAATTATATGCAATCGAATAAGGAGGACTATTATGGGAAATTATGATCAGATGGCAGCTGCGGTAAGCGAGCTGTCAGGCGGAAAAAATGTGGTATTACTGGATGACATCGGAATGCCATCAATTTATGTAAGAATTCCAAAAGGAAAAAATTCAGAGCTTGTAAGCGGCCTTAGCGATAATGTTCATTATGCGTTTAATGTGGACAGTGTCGAGAAGACCGCTTTTTATTATTCCAAGTATCAGAATATTATTGTAAATGAAAGGGCATATTCTCTCGGACACAGAGATCCTGCAAATTCCATAAATTGGGATGCTGCAAGAAAGGCTTGCGAAAATAAAGGAGCGGGCTTCCACCTTGCAACAATGGCAGAGTGGGCTTATATTGCTCTCTGGTGCCGCAAGAATGGCACTATGCCGCATGGAAACAATAATTACGGAAAAGATTCGGCTTATACACATGAACACGGCGAGGAATCTTCAAAGGATAGCGGAAAAACTGGAAGATGTTTTACCGGTTCTGGACCTGTAACATGGAACCATAACCATCACGGAGATGGCATTTGTGACTTAAACGGAAATGTATGGGAGTGGAATGCAGGCATGCGTCTTGTTGATGGAGAAATCCAGATCATTCCATACAATAATGCAGCAATGGGTAGCAAATGTGATATGTCGGCATCCTCTACTCTCTGGAAAGCAATTAAGGCGGATGGCTCGCTTGTAGAACCTGGAACGGCCGGAACATTAAAGTGGGATTGGGTATCAGGCAAAATTCAGCTTACTTCTGGTGCGATTACATATAAGACTGATAGCGGTGTCGGTGGACAGTATAAAGATATGACACTTGCAAGCGGGCTTACTGCTCCAGAAATTGCAAAGATGTTATTGCTCTACCCAGACGAACCAAACGGAGATTACGCAGGTGATTATCATTGGTTCAACCCTGTTGGCGAGCGTTTGCCGGTTTGCGGGGGCAACTGGGGCGATGGTGCCCACGCTGGTGTCTTCAGCTTGAACCTCTACGATCCCCGCTCCAATGCGAACTGGTACCTCGGTTTCCGCTCCGCTTTTGTTGA